ATTTATGATGGCTGTTGGCTTTAGAATAATAATCATAAACAATATTAATAATTTTATCTAAATCATAGTTTTTAATATTTATTTCTCCAGCAATATCATCTGTAATTAATGATAAGTTATTTTGCTGTCCCTGCTTTATAAAAGCCAATATTTCTAATACTTTATGGACTATAGTTCCTTTGTCTGCCTTTTGATTTGATGGACCTCTCCAACCCAGCACATATTCAAGAAAATATTGCTGTTCGCACATATTATGAGCATTATAAGAGGAACTACGAAAGTATGTTATTATAATGGTAATATTCCTTTACTTTGTAAATAACCTATCAAGAAAGCGTTTTGTTCATTGATAGTCATTGTCGAATTATGTAAAATAAAATCAAAATTTTTCCAATCATAAACACTAGGTTCTAAAGCATTTTCACTAGGATGATCAGAATTAAAAGGTTTGCGTGTTAATCTAATAACAATACCACCAGCATTTTTTACAGCATCTACTTCATTTGGAAATCTACAGTCAGCGATAATGGCTAATGGTGGTTTCTCATTATTAATTTTTAAAATTGTTGCACCAGCCCAAACATTTTGTTGCATCTTTCTAAAGATATCTGTACCAACAAATTGCATAACATCTCTTGCTGATAATCTTTTACCATCCCAATAATTATCCGTTAAACTGTTTTTATCATCATCAGATCCATAACATTGTTCATAACTTAATCCAAGAATATTCATGCAAATATCTCGCTTAAGAGGATCAGCAAAATTATATATTTTTGACGAATTAAATGGTTCAAATGCGCCATTAAAATAAGTAGCGACAGATTCTGAGCATGTGGTTTTTCCAGATTGTTTAGTACCAGCAAAAGCAATTATTTTTGTCATTATACTAATCCTAATTGTTGAATTTCGTCATTAGTCATATCAGCCAAATCATTCTTAACTAAATATTTATGTTCAATATTATATGTTCGAGAACACTTCTGATCTATAGTAACTCTAGCTTTCTGTCCAGCATCATCGCTATCCATTATAGCAATAATTTTCATCGCCCCAGACATATCTAAGATCATCTTTTGCCTATCTGTTAAATTTGATCCAAAAATAGCAACACTATTATGTATTCCATTTTCTTCTAATTTCCAAACATTTCCAGGACTTTCCACAAGGATAACTGTTCCTGTTTCCTTAATATGGGGTTGTGCAAACCATAAATTGTATAATGACTCTTGAGTTTTAAATCCTGAACTATGTCTCCATTTGCTGTATTTCCATAATTCATCATCTTTAGGACATAAATTATTAGGATTATGAAAACTTTTACATTTTGTGCATTTTTCAAAAATGCTTCTTCCTGTACAGCCAATCATTTTTTTGTGATTAATATCGTAAATTGGTACAACGGCCCTATTAGCCATTTCTTTCGTTTGTGACTCGCACTCCCCAACATCATACTGTTCTAGTATAGATTTATTAAATCCACGAGAGATAAAGTAGGGGCTTGGAATATTTAAATTTTTTCTTACGATTGATCTTGAAATGCCATCATCATTTGATGATATAGGAATAAAGATTTTACTATTTGAGACAAATCTGGATTTCTCCTTGTCGATATTTGATATCTTAATATCTTTTAAAGATATTTTTAGAAAATTAGTAGCATAATCTAGCGCATCTTTAAATGATACAACATCATCCCCGTTTTTGCACCAATTAAATTGGTTATGCGACATCACACCTCTAATAAAACCTATAATAGATCCCTTAAAGACTTCTTCACAATGATGAGTTCTGCATTTCCAATTTCCTCTATATGAATCACCAATATGATAAAGATTTAATGCCCCATCATTATCTCCACCATGAATCGGGCAACTCATTGAGACAAATTTACCATTCATCTTAAATTCAAGATTAAAATGCTCTAATAAATCCTCTATACGATCACATAATCTATCGCAAATTATCTTGACCTTATTTTGATCAACTAAAGTCGATTTTTTCATCATTCTCTTGGGATAAGTCAAATCCTGACCCATTATTAGATCCGCCACCTTTCATTAATTCAATATGTGTTTTACCTTCTGTAATTTTGGCACACCAGCCCTTCATATGGCAATTAATATAATCATTTTCTTCTATTCCAGATCCGTGCCTACTGATCAAGGGAATCAACTTTCTATTACCACCACCAGAGCCATCCTCTGCAATTTCCTCGTCGCTCTTTCTCTTAAAAATACTAAAGTTGCTACATAACCATATGATTCTATCTGAACCACTCGCCGTATCTGTACTTTCTTTTGTGATACCGTCTCTATTTAACTGCACAAAAGCCACGACTGGAATTTGATACTTACAAGCAAAATTATGTAAACTAGTCATCATAAAACCAAGAACTTGATATTCTTTCATATCTTGATTTAAACCAGCAGTATCCATTAGTTTCAGATAGTCATAAAAAATTACGCATGGTTTTGCTGACCCATCACTATTTAAACCAACCTCTTTGACTATCCATCTTTTCATTAACGCTAATTGTTCTTCGAATGGTTTACCAGCAATGCTTTTATAATAAAGTGGGGTTTCCTTTAAACTATCTACTGCTGCTTTTATTTTATCGTTAAGAATAATAGAATCCGTAAATTTACCAGTCTCTATTTTATTAATCTCAATCTCTGTCATCATGGCCAATAGTCTGGTAATATGATCTTCTTTTGTCATTTCGGTATCCATATTAAGCACAGGTATCTGTAACTTATTAGCAATATGAAAACCCATATTATCTGCCAATAATGTTTTGCCGGTCTTTGGTCTGGCAGCAATAACATTGATTGTACTTTTTCTTAACCCGCCACCTATTGCCGCATCATACGCTGGAAACCCTGTTGATATACCAACTTGGTTAATTGGATTATCAATTAGATTCTGAATATAATTTTCTAATCCATTTGAAATATGAACAGGATTATTATCAGTATCGTTAAGTGAAGACCCAAAATTAAATACAGTATCTTCTGCGATACTAAGTATCTTTGTGATGCTTTCTGATCCATTAATATCTAAAAGTTTATCTTGTGCTTCTTCTAATTGTTTATGTAATTTCCTGGCAATCTCTAGCTTTTTAATTTTAGCAGCAAACTTGAGTGCATTATCTCTATTTGCTGGAAAATCTAAAATCGCTTTAAGATGTAGTGTTTCTTCTTTCTTATTAAGAATATTCTCAATATTTAATTCGCCAGCAGCAGAATATATTGATGCTACATCTATTGATGACTTATGATCTTGTTCACACAGCTTTTTTAAGCACTGGTAAATATACTTATTACTATCAATAGTAAAAGTATCTTCACTAAGCATATCAGAGATTTCAATGTAAGCATCATCACCGAACTTACATAGAATAGATAGAATTGCTCTCTCAGCCGATGGATCTGATAATATCATTTTAGCCTGCGTTTACTGAACACTTATTACATTTATATCTGTCAACAGAGTCGTGGACAAGTACGGGATTTATTTTTTCTTTTTTACCACAACTTCTACAAGTAACCTCTATTGGCTGAAATTGTCTATTTCTTGGCACTGGGGGCAATCTGCGTACTGCTTTGTCAAAGGCCACATCTTCTTTGTGCATATTCATTTCTGGCATAGATATGAATTTATTTACGCCGTTATCAGATCCAGCCTTTTTATTTCTAAATTTTGACTTATTGGTTTCTTTAGATTTAGACTTGGATTTGGTTGGTGATTTTTTACTAGGTTCTTCATCAGTCAAACCCTTTTGCAATATGGCTATCAGTGCCATAATATCTTCTTTATCAAGACCCATGCTTCACCTTTGTCTTTTGTACAGAAAGTATAATATCCGATAGATTTTTCACACTATTTGCTAAATAAGATAGTCTATCCATTCTTTGTTTTGCATATTTTTTAATTTTATTTAACGATGTTGCCTTATCGTTATGCTTTATGGCCTGCAACGATTTCTCAACAAAACCATATCCTTTATAATTATTAATCTCATCAGCAATAACTTCTTTAATTGTTTCTTCTGCCCAGTTGTGTCTGGCAATTTCTCTATTCAATGTTCTTTGTAGAAAAAAAGCATATTGTGCTAGTCTGTATGAAATTTGAGCACAATCTTCTGGTGTTAATTTCTCAATTATATCTCTGGTCATATTTATATACCCACCAAGCTCAGCCTCTGTAAAATTATGAGTTTGAGAATATTGTCCAAGACCTATTGATGATTCATATTCATCGAGAACTTTATCCCATTCATCAACTTGCTCTTTAGTGTTTTTATTCATTGGTAATGAGACTTTGCCATTGGTCTTGTTGCTGATATGACAATTCAATGTATTTGATTCCATTTAATTCGCACCATTCTTTCTTTTGTTTGTCTTTTTTTTGTGCTCTTAAAAATGATAGTTTATTTGTATGATAATGTGATACAAACTTATAGTGCTGTTCGCCATGAACTTCTATGCATTTTTTAATAAGTGGTATATAAAAATCTAGATATTGTGTTTCTGATTTATGAGGATTAATAGATACTTCTTCAAGAATCTGCATTGTTGGATATATTGTTTTCAATAGCGATCTAGCTTTTAAATGATAACTAGATTTATTTTCAATACTACCCTTAACAATATTTCCAGTTAAATTCCAAAGACTTAAATTACCATCTAAATCCTTTACATACATTACTTGATACCCATTGTATTTTTAACTTCAGCATATAATTGCTCATATACTTTTGGATTATCAATTAAAAATTGTCTTACTTTTTCTGTGCCTTGGAACT